GTTGCTTTGGTGCGGATGGCATCACGCCATGTTGAGATGTTGCTCGGGATCGCGGTGGTTTTTTCGGATTTACGAACCACGGCCCAATCTGTCTGCGCCAGCAGCGAACCCTGCTGTGCTTTGACCTCATCCTTCAAGCTAGACTTGACACCCTTTACCAGATCATCGCCGGACCCAACGTCCGCCAGCGCCTTTGCGGTGCTGGTAATTTTTCCGTCGCTGTCCATCGACCAGTTGTACAGACGACTGTCGGGTGGTGTGTCGGGCGTGATTTCAGTCAGACCAGCCGAAGCTTTGTCACTGGGGGACCAGATGTGCCAGTTGCGCGGGTGCGTGATCCCGTTATCGTCAGTCCACGCTTTGTGTTCGCGGATGGTTCGTCCTGAGTATTTCCACATAATCTTATCCTATCTTGCTGTCGCTGGTGCAGCGCCGTCACCGCCGAATGGGTTTTCTGCGAAGGCCATGAAAATATACGTTCCTGATGCATTGAGAAGTGTTCCTGCCGACCGCATTTTAAATCCATTTGATAAGAAATCTACATGATCGTTGCTGGCATGGGGATCATTTGCACCAGAAGTATTCGGAAACAACTTATCATTTACAAAATTAAACGGATCTCTGGAGTTATCGTACATGATCCACGTTCTGGCTGCCGTTGTGCATTTAAATATTACAAAGGCAGGTTTGAAGCCGGTGTAAATAAATGGTCCGTCCGCGGCAGCATTTGCGACATAACTCCCAAAAGAACTGAAGCCCGGCACTGGTGCGAAGACATAAGCAATCATCGCCTCAGTATTACCATTAGTTAGCGAACCAGTTCCAACCGAAAATACGGATGAAGTTGGGGCAGTATCGTTCCAAACCGTTGAATCATCTGCCGTAGCAGCAGTTGTATTTAAAACTAAATAATCTGTTGCAGGTGCAGCAGTATTTGCAGCGTGATATACGGCCCAGCTATCCGTATCAGCAAGGTTCTTAACAATTATCATCTCTGGAACAACCCCAAGATTATGGGCTATTGTTCGGGCTGTTGCGTTTCCGGTGTAGCTAACTATATCAAAGCCCGACGTTGCGCCTTCTTTCCACCCCCAAGCGATATTCGCAGTTCCAGCGACTCCGTTAATCTCGTTAGCTGACCCGCCATTGCCAAGCGAAAACCCGTCTGTTCCAAAGGCCGTCAGGCTGCCCGCAGAAGTTGCTTGCGCTGCTGTCCTGTCTGATTCAATTTTCTTTAAAGCGCCTCTAACTTTGTCGTATAGGAAGTGATTGGAGGCGATTAATGCTTTGAACCAAAGCCAATCAGGAGCAAGATCAGAGTTGCCGCCAAACGTCACATCAAAGGCAGTTGTTCGGCCTGTGTATTGTACCGTTTGAAAATACGCTGACCCATCTTTCACCGCTGGTGTTGGTAAGTTAGAAGTGTTTATTTTTTTATAGCCTGACGGTGGTGAATGGGCAAATGCCGTTGCTCCAAAATTGACGGTGCTGGTAATACCTGTTTCATTGTTTGTCTCACCCACTAGTGCGGTGTACAGAGGGGCTGATCCGGTTATAGCGGCACAATGGCCGCTCTCACCTTCAGGATCACCTGAATTTACATAGGTGTCATTTTTGGCAAAATAAACTTTCCCATTTCGAACCGCAACTCCCAAAACATCGTTAAGTGTAAAAGTAGCCAAACTGCCCAGAAGTAAACTTCCGTTTTGATTAACCTCTCCACCCTCCATATAATAAGTAACTGAAGGATTAATTGAGCCGACATTTGCAGTGCCAAAATCAGAAGTGGTCGCAACAATACCCGCCATGCGATACGAGGCTGAAGCATTGCCGGATGTTTTCTTTACCTCAAAGTAAAAACCGTCAGAATCTTGAACATCAAATGCAATTGTCCCTCTGGTTCTCCCAAAATTATCTTGATCTAGGTCAAGATTTCCGTTTAAAAACTCGGTGGCTCCTCCGGCAATAGCTAGAGGATTCATAGTACTGAAGTTTATTGTTGGGCTATCAAGCATTTGATCCGCCGCTGCCAAGCCACTGCTGGCATAATCATTTCCGTTGCCACTCTCATCGTCGCCAAGATCGCCACTGTCCCTACCGTCTATGAAATATCCATTTGTACCATAGGCTCCAGCGTATGCTATCGGCACCCACACGCCGTCGTCGTTAGTTTCGCCAAACGCCGTAGGTGCAAGAGCAGTGCCATCAACAAGTTGAATCTCAGCCATGTACCCGCCAAAATAATCAGTTGTGTTAGATTTACCAATTTGGTGTTCGGACGTGCTGTTGATGTCCCAATCGTCATTTTGACCAAGCTCAGTAAACGTGGTCGAGGAAAACGAGGTGACTTGAGAGCCATTGATGTAAAGCTTTCGACGGTTGGTGTCGGTTGCTTGGGTGCTGTCGAAAGCAAGAACGATATGATACCAAGCAGACGTATCCCTAAAAACCTGCGTTGTTACAAACGTGTGCTGACCGCCCGGACTTTCAAGGCGCAAAACATCAGAATCAGGGAACCGAAGACAACTTCCAGAGCCAACGCCGAACAACATATGCGCTGTATTGGGTCCGCCGGGATTTCCAAGATTAGACCTTTTTACCCAAGCGCTCCACGTCCATGTCTTTCGGTTTGAGGCATCGTCGGGCGTTCTTAGGAGCGACGGGGCATCTGCAAAATTAAACCGGATAGACTGATCTATTTCGTATCCCGACCCCGCGTTAGCCAGCCACTGTGAGCCAAACATAGTCATTATCCAAACGCCAACTGTGGTGCGCCGAGTTGAATACTTCCGGCCGCTTTTACAAAGTAAGGAACCACATCAACCGCGTTTGCGGCGGTGCTTAGTGTAATCCCACCAGAAGCGGGACTTTCATAGTCCGTTCCAAGGCTGAGAGTTCTTGATCCCGTGCCGTCCTGAATAAACACGAACACTCCGGCTTGGCCTACAGCCTCCGTAGACGGATTGGCAAGAGTTATACTACCTGTGAGAGTCAGCACGAAGTTTTGGTGCGCCGAGAAGTCAATTGTAGTGCTGCCAGTGTTAGACGTGTCGGTGTCCGTAGCTGCTAGGATAATGGTGCCGCCCGTAATTGCTGCGGTCGCATCAAGGGTTGTTACATCCGCAGCAGCAGCCGCACCAGAGCCAAGTATTCCGTCGAGGGTGCCGGTGAAGCCTGTAGCTGTAATCTGGTCAGTAGCAGTAATGGCATCTACGAACAGGTTAGCCCATCTAACGCCAGTTGTGCCTAGATCATCTGTACTATCAGTGTCACTAACAATCACGCCACCCGAGGTTAGTTGAGTAACCGTTGCAGCAGCAGGAGCGCCAGAGCCTAAAATGCCGTCCAGAGTTCCGGTGAAACCTGTAGCTGTGATTTGATCCGTGGCTGTAATTGCATCAACAAACAAGTTAGCCCACCGAACACCTGTAGTTCCAAGATCGTCTGTACTGTCTGTATCACTAACAATTACACCACCGGAAGTTAGCTGAGTAACAGTTGCAGCCGCAGGAGCGCCAGACCCCAATATGCCGTCCAAGGTGCCAGTAAAGCCTGTAGCTGTAATCTGATCTGTGGCAGTAATAGCGTCAACAAACAGATTAGCCCACCGAACACCTGTAGTTCCAAGGTCATCCGTGCTGTCGGTGTCCGAGACGACGTTACCGCCATGAGTCGTGACACCTATTAATGTAGAAGTTCCGGCTACGCCAAGTCCGCCATCTGTATGGATTGAACCCGTTGTTCCTGACGTGGATGTCGTAGTGTCGTCAACCGACACAATCCCACTTGTTACTAACGTCGTTACTGTCGCCGCCGCTGCCGCACCCGACCCTAAGATGCCGTCTAAGGTTCCTGTAAAACCTGTAGCTGTAATCTGGTCAGTAGCGGTTATAGCATCAACAAATAGATTGGCCCACCTGACACCAGTTGTGCCGAGATCGTCTGTGCTGTCAGTGTCAGAAACTACATTACCGCCATGCGTGGTAACGCCAACTAACTTTGATGTAGTGCCAACAAAAAGAGCTGCTGCAATACCAACGCCGCCATCAGTGTGTATACTGCCCGTTGTGCCGGATGTGGTATCGGTGGTGTCATCAATAGAAGCAATGCCGCTGGTGGTAAGAGTTGTTACAGTTGCAGCAGCAGCAGCGCCGCTACCAAGAATACCATCTAGCGTACCAGTAAAGCCCGTAGCTGTAATCTGGTCAGTGGCTGTGATTGCGTCTACAAATAGGTTAGCCCAACGAACGCCCGTTGTACCGAGATCATCTGTACTATCTGTATCTGAGACGATAGCAGCACCATGCGTGGCAATACCCGAAATGTTAACAGCGCCATTAATATCAACTGTAGTAGCTGCAATCTGAATTTCAGTATCGGCTACAAGATCAAGCTGTCCATTTGTACTAGAGTTAATGTAGATTGCAGTATCACGAAACTGGACCTTTTCTGTAGTGGTTAAAAGGAGATCATCAGAGAACTGGAAGTAGTCTTCATCTTCCATCCATGTCAAAACACCATCTGCTGTGTTAGCATTAAAGGTTACAGCAATGTCGGTATCTGCACCAGTACCAAAAGTGATACCATTACTTAGGAGCTTTTCAATAGCCCCTCCTTCACCATCTGTGCCGTCATGTTGATGACCGCCCGTTTCAAAAGTTGCATCAATAGCATCAAACTCAGTAGTAAAGTCAGATGATTGAATAGTCTCCCCATCTACAAAATTAGTTGGGCTTGTTTTTATATACGCTGTACCCATTACATTCTAGCTCCCGGTGTAAATTCTAGTGAAAACCCTTTTAACGTATAACTAGGGTTAGTACTTGTGTCTGTAAACTTTAGCGCTACGGCAAAACCAGATCCCTCTACAGATTGTCTATACAGGGGTGTGTAAACAGCAGCATCATACTTTGCTGTATTCAGTATAGCACTGCCATAAAATGCTGATCCTTCAGGGTCTAAAAGATTGTACAGGGCAGGGCTAGGCAAGAGAAGGTCTCCGTAATCATACTCAAGATTCATATCTACAGACGCCACCGTTCCTGTACCTAAGTAGTTTATAACTACTCTCTGCATATTTTTCCTAATGCCCACATCGCCCATGTTGTAATCTATGGTCCTATAAATAGCAGCTAAATTAGTACCATCAAATGTGCCGCCCTGTTCTTGTTGATATACGTAGCCCCCATCATAGTCGCCATGTAAAACATGTTCACTATTAGAGATATCACCATGCGTTGCACACATAGGTTTAACCCCTTTAATATCTGCATACTCCCAGCCAACCTGTCCGTTCTCTGCAGAGCGTTTTAAAACGGCCATTAAGCCTGTTGAGGCAGATTCAATACTAGAAGTTGTTGGGAAGTACATTCTATACTGGCTTTTTCTCCTCACTATATGAGAAGACACATTTGAAATTTGATCTGCAGAAAGACCATTTAATCTTGATTGAACCTGTTTAGAAATTGTTCCAAGCTCTGTATCGCCAATTTTTTCTGTACCGGCAACAGTTCTTAGTCCATCAGGAGAAAGGTATATAAGATCACCGCCTATTTCTTGAATACTAAAACGGGATGAACATCCTATATTTCTTGTAACAGGTTGAAGAACGAAATCCGCTACGCTTGAACCCGCTAACCTGTAAATACTGTCTTTACAAAATATAACCAAGGTTTCGCGAAACTGTGCCATTCCCACAATCTCATCGCCTACAGATATCTGTCCCGCACCTGATGCGGCGCTAAAATCATTCTCGTTATACGGCGCACAAAATTGAACTAAATGTCTATTATTGGTCATGCCAGAATAGAATAGGTGATTTTTATGCTCTACAACAATTTCAGGGGCTGTGGGCTTTGTACCAGCACCCGCTCCCGCTCCTCCAGTGAGGGCTAAGTACGTGCTGCCATCATACGTAGCTGCATCGTTAACCCCATCTGCCATCACAATCTTTTCAGTGCCTGTCCAGTTATAAACGGCAAAGGTATAGCGTTCCGCACTGGAACGGGCTGTAGTGATTGAGGTCCAACCACTTCCAACGCTGTGCATTACGTTAGCGCCTCTAGCAGCTATTACCTTATTGTTCCAGATAGCTACTCCCAGTATTCCACCAGAACCTGTAACTTGATTGCTATCGTACTTAATAAAACCTTTTATTTTAGAATACCCACCTGTAACGGACGGCTCATAGTTTTGCAGGATGCTAGCCTCTCCCGGCTTTGCAACGAACACACTTTTGTCGAGAACTAACCCGCCATCACAGTTAATAGGAAACGCTTGAACTGGCATTATACGGCTCTCATATAGTCTTTTTGATTTAACAATTCCGTTTTCATTCTGCGAATACCATTCTCATAATCTCTAAATGCAAACTGCGCTGCCTGATCATTGCCTCTAAGAATATGTGTGTAGTACTTTACACGGGCTACAATTACATCGTGATATCTAGCAAAGGTTTTAGGGCTGTCTGTAAATATGGATAGCTCTGCAGAGGAGTCGTAAAAATCAAACTGAACTTCATACTGTGTATCTTTAGTAATGGGGGTAATACCAAAAGAGTTATCATTTCTAGAACGATACACGCAATCAGGAGTACCAAAACCATCATCAGGTGACTTAAGGGCTAAGAACTCATTGTGCTTACTGGCACCCTCGTGGTACTCTTCATAAGATTTATACTTTAGGGGTTTTGCTGAAGCGTCCTGTTCAAAAACCTCTATAAAATCTATATCAAGATTTTGTGATGCAGTATTACTTAAACTTATAAATGTTTGTTGAGTAGAGGCGGTAAAAGTTATTGTTTTAATATCTCCAGCACCCACATCTGATATAACAAAAGTAGTTGATAAATCAGAGTCCTTATCACTACTAGAACCCGCAAATACATTGAGAGTTTCAGAAGTGGCTGAAGAGCTTCCTGACGACAACCGGGCTGTAATTCTATATGTTTGATTTACTACTGTAGGGATAGCTTGATCCACACAGCCATCATTCATTCTGAGAACACCTGATGCGTAACCACTGTTTCCGCTAATTGCGTTGCTAATTGCAGGGGTGCCAGATGTGCCAGTACCTGCAGGATCAGAGCTTCGATTCGTCCAGTATGATCCCAGAGTAATAGTCTTGTTAAACTCGCCCTCTTTAACTAAATTTTGTGGGCGCAAGAAGAAGCTATCATAGTCCACATCCGTACAGAAAGTAACATTCCCTGACGTGGCTGTGCGCGTAGAGGAAGCCCCCGTTAGAGTCTCAGACGCTTGAAACTCTCCCTCAATAGGTTCAACTAACATAAACTGTTCATCTGCATGACCGCCGTGAGGGGGAACCCTGCGGAGAATGCCTTTTGCAGAAGAAGTACCTCCTGTGACAATCTCATTAAGCGTATAGGAGCCGCTTACGCTAGAAACCACAACTTTAACCGGATACTTGTACTTGCCCACACCGCCGTACAAGGTGTATCTTGCACTGTGAAAATGCCAAGGCCATTGAATGTACTCAGCATCAACATCACGTATGGCCTTATTTATATCTTTTTTAACTGTTGTCTGCACTCCCCGCGTCCCTGAAAGACCTGAAGCAGTTTCTGCAATGATCGTCTCATTGAGATCGTACAAAACAGCATTGATTAGTTCTACATAATTCATGGCTTGCCTAACTGTGATTCGCTAAGAAGAGTTCATCTATAGATAACACTGCCTGTAGTCTACTAGATGTTGCAGCCGTTAGCTTTATAATGTCACCCTCGTTCATATTTAACTCCAAACTAAGTAGGAGATAGTCATTTGCTGCTATAATTTTACCAGCAAGCATCTTAAAAGTAGCACTACCACTAGAATCTGTAATCTCTAGAGTTATTCCTGTAGCGTTACCAGAAGTTTCTGCTATAATTATATTCTTTAAAACCGCATCATGCCCTGAAGGGACTGTGTATACAGTTGTTTGATCTGTTGTGGTAAGGCTAACAGCAGCATTTCTTAGCCGTACCGCTCTAGATAGAGTAGAAGTCAAGAGTCAGTTCCTTTTTCCTGTCCCGGCGCTCTAAAATTTTTCCCTACAGAAATAATACATTCTTTATCAGGCGCGTTCCAAAAGATTGCGGTTATAGTAAAAGTTCTAACAACAGGATTAACATACATTCTATATTCTATCTTTTTTGAAAGGTCATCCCCTTTCCAAAAGGGTATTTCTCCATGAGAGGTTTTTGCTGCTTCTGCAAAAATTTCTTTGGAATAACAAGTGATTTGCTCTTCAGCTTTAGCTGCGCCAGAAACAAAAAAAAATGTTTGCAGCGAAATTAAACTAGCTAAAACAATAAAGCGTTTCACATTACTTTCCCCAAGCCTTCTTTAAATACGTCTGAACAAGTGTTGATTTTGTAAACATGCTTTTTTGTGTACTCATAAGATACTGATTTACTTCATACATGTTTTTCAAAATAAAAGATTGTTCATATGATACGTTAGAAGACATCCAACCGATAATATTTTGTCTAAGACCCTCAGTAAGTTTCTCTACTCCATGTGGATATATAATAGGAAATATTACGGCTTCACCCGCATCTAGTTTTTTGCCTATTCTACCCACTGGAGTATCTAAAATAAATTCTCCGCCTTTGTAGTCATCCGTTAAATTTATGCTCCAGCCATAGTCAAAAAATATGTTGTTTGATTTTGGTTGGGCTTTAAAGGCATCTACATGTAAGTCGTAGTAGTCACCTTCTCTATATTTATTATAAAAGTTTACTGACACTCTAGTGGGACAATATACGCTGTCTATATAATGAGTATCATAAAGTCTGTTTGTAACTAACTTTCTAACAGAGTCTGGAATACCCATAGACTCTGAATTGCTTTTAATATCCTCTAAGTTCGGTGCGGATTTATCCCCGCTATTAAAAGTTTTATGGTTTATATTATCTAAACAAAATTCAATATCTTGATCGCTAAGTAGCTTGATAAACATATGACCTCCATCAATTCAATATCATAGCAAGAAGGGTGGGGTTTTTAAAAGGAACCCCACAAAACCTTTAGTACTATTACGTACCCGTAGACACCGTAGCAGATTCAGAAGGGTTGCGTGAAACATCAGCAACAACAACATGAACTCTGAAACGTAGTGCAGTCTCACCCGTTGAACCGCCGTCAAGAACGAGGCAGTCAATGGTATCAGCCGCCGTAACCATGCGGGCATTAGCCGCCGATACTCCAACAGCCGCTTCTAGAAACGGAGTAAAACCAGCGGCAAGCGCAGAACCGTCAACAAAACAGTCAATGTCGCCACCGGTAAATCCGATATCCATAGTGACCTGACCATTACCACGAACTTCAAGAACTTCAAGAACGCCCGAAATAATCATCGTGTCAGCAGGAAGATCAATAATCTGAATAATGTCTCCTCCTACCCCGCCGCCATCAACGGTATCCCAAACAGGGGAAGTAATCACATATGGCGTGGGCATCCGCGAAGGATGACCCACCGTTCCGCCAGTAGCGGTACGATCATATACAGTCATTTTTCATACCCCCCTTAACTATAATCTACAATGCCGAGACAGATAGCCTCTGGACGAATAACCTTGCGGCCATAAACGTGCAGACCACGAACCACATCCGAAAAGGAATCAGGATCGCGAATAACTTCTGTCTTAGCAATTGAGTTGGCAGTCGCCATACCGGAAATGTGACCAGCAAGAACCGTGTTCTCACCCGTCGCAACACCGGAAAACGATACCATGTCCGTAGTAGTCGTAGCATCGACCGACTGACGGAGCGCGTTGGACTTATAGAGACTGAAGCCCATAATTTTCTGGTTCGTAACCAGACCATTACGGAGCGGGGAACTGCTGTCACCCGTTACCTGAACTTCAACAATCTTAGCGCCCGCTGCATACAGATTCTGATACACAATGGGAGGTGCCACAAACCAACGGTTCTCTTCAGGAACGTCTTGCTCGTCGAGCTTACGCGCCATCAAGGCCATCAGATTTACAACATCATCACCGGCATCAGAACCAGTAATAGTAACGGGAGTACCAGCAGTACCAAGATCAGCATCGGTTTCGCTAGCGCCATTAGCACCAGCGATACCTGCACCATCGATCATGGCCTGAAGTACATTTTTGTCGTAGTTACGTTTGAGAGAGAATGCACCTGAAGAGGTAGCAAGCGCCTCAAAGTTAACGTGCGATTGCCGTTCTTCAATGTCATCCACTTTGAACGCAAACGCTTGTGCTTGATCCACTGTCAACTGGATTTCGTCATCTGCCAGATCCTGCGGAGTAACCACAGAGCCTCGCGTATATGCAGAAATCGTAACGGTGGGTTCTTTCATGATCCGAACCGTATCACCAAAGTTCTCAATTTCTCCTGCGTAGTCAGTATTAGTAATGTCTTCAATTACCGACGCACGGCGGAAAAACTTAAGAACCTTTTGGCTATAGATTTCGGCCTGAAAATTACCGGTAGGTAGATTACCGTAATTTGAAGATATGCCAATAGCCATATCTCAGTCCTTTCTTTATAGTCTATCTGTTTTGGATACGACCCTCCGCATTTGCTAGGTCAAGCTCTGCTTCAAACTTGCTATACTCATGCGGTTTAAGTTTACGTATCTCTGAAGTAGTCCAAACTTTTTTATTCGCATTTAAATCTGTAGCAACATTGACGCCTTTAGTTCTTGTTACGGCCTCTGCTGCTGCAGACTGTTGTTTACGAGGTCTGCCTACTTTTTTAGTTGAGCCAATATCGGCTTTATACAAGTCGAGAACACGGGAAGCCCATCTAACATCGTCTTTATTTTTAGTGATTCCATCCGAGATGCTAGGTGGCTGCTCCTTAAGCCAAGAGGCAAACCCTTCAGATTTTTTAGTCTCTGAAAAGTCGGGGTGCAGGGCTAGCAATTCTTGATAGGCACTTTTAGCTTTTAGCTGCTCTTCTTTCTTAGAAAGATGCGAAACTTCTTGACGAAGTTCAGCAAGTTCTTTTTCAGCTTTCTTAGCAGTAAGAGCTTCAACTACATTGTAAACGTCTGGATAATTTTCTTTAAAGTCCTCAATGTCAGCGTCATACTCTGGCGCTTCTTCTTGTTGTGGTTGAGAAACAAGCCCTTCTCTCTCTTCCCTCCACTCATGGAGTTTAGAGTCGTAGTGCCTTTTTAAATCATCATAACGCTTTTTATAGTCATGCTCTTCCGTTTGCACTTCAGTTTTATCCTGTAAGAGCTGCACGGAAATGGTTTCATCATCAATTAAGAGGTTGTCTTTAGTAGCTTCGTCTAGGGTGGCTCCGTCTTCAGCTAAAGCTTCGTCTTTGTAAACATCCGCTTTGTATTTGCCTCGGTAAGGGCCTAGATTTTCTTCTTCTTCTACTTGTACTTCTTTAGCCATTTTTCCTCCTTGCGGGGCCTGTGAAAGGGTAGCCGCAGTTGGGTTTGGTACTACGCAGGGCCGTTAATTAACGGGTGGCTGCATTATTTTGCCACGCAAGGCTAGTGCCTTGTCGACTTGCTCTTTTGCTGTCTGGTTCTCTATATCATCTTCTAGAGAACCTATGGGGGGAGCGTTCCCCATAAAACTGTTTTGGGTTTGCTGCGCTGGGGGAGCGGGTGTTCTTTTGGGTCGGGGGCTATATGTAGAAGACCTTTTTTCTTTATAAAATGTGTGTTTTCCTATATTTTTGTATGTTTCAAAATTACCTGTTGCTAAATTTTTATCAAAAAATCCTTGCCCCTCTTTACTCGAACCTTTAGTTCCTACAGGAATATTTTTATTTCTATAGTACGTGGAACCTTGAGTAATATCCTGTAGTTTACCTTCAACTGCTTGTTTAGCTACATCTAAAGCCCTTTTCCAAGCAGCACCTTTTGACTGAGCTTCGTAATATCTATCATTAGCGTATCCCGTAAATTGATTTTTTGCAGTAATGACGCTCTCAAAAGTTTTTTGGTTTCTAAAACCTGTGTCTGGTGAGGAATCTTTTATTCTGTTCTGGACCACATTAGCAACCGCTTGCATTCCTTCTCGGCCCTCACCTTCAGATTCAGAGACTAACAGTCGTGCAAGCATGTCAATCCTTCTCTCATTATTTAACGGAGGGGCTTTTGGCTTTTTTTTAGGTCTTATCTCACCCCCATTTGCAGCCCTAACGGGAACTTGCTTCTGTGCAAAGTCCTGCTGTTGCTGCTGCTGGGGCTGCTGTTCTTGCTCTGTTAACTTCTTCTCTGTCTCTGCCTCACCACGCTTGTTAATCTTTTCAAGCAGGTCTGTTCCTATTACTTCAGCTAGCTCTGGAGGAATGTGATATTCTTTATTTGAGGCAAGTATTTTCTGATTGCCTTTTACCTGCTGTGCTGGCCTTGTAATAGTGGCCTTATTTATATCTATACCTTCTGTTTCTTTTAGGTATTTAATAGCAGGTTCAATGATACGCTCTTCAAAGTCCTTTTTACCCACCTTTGCAATAGCGGCTGCGTTTACAATAAATGCGCCTTCTCTTGCATTCATGGGTACATCATCAGCTACACCTGTCTGATCTTCTGCTCCCGGCTGTTCAATCATACCTGCTACCTGATCACCAAGGGCTAACTGTTGCATCTGGTTCTGCATAGGAGACGCTTCTGGTAGAGGGGCCTCTACTGGAACAGGTTCCTCTAGTGCCACTGGCTGTTCTGTCATTACCTCATCAAGCACAGAAGGTTGCTCTTCACCCATAGGCTCTTCACCCATAGGCTCTTCACCCATAGACAGGTTAACACCCAAGCTCATAGCAAACGCCTGTAGTATAGGAGGTTCATTCTCCTCTATTAGCTGTACAACCTGTATTTGAGCCTCTTCAGGCATCTGTTCAAGGTTAGCTGTAAACTCTTGTTGTGTTATTAAAGCCATAATTAATCCTATTATTACCAGTGTCCGTCCCCAAAGCCCCCATAGCCATCGTCGGGGCTGTCCCAACTTCCGTCCGTTTCATCAGCAGTAGAATCGAAGGCCATGCCGGGTGCGCTTGTATTCGCACCCTCACCAGACTCCGTAAGATCGTCTTCAATGTTTGTTTCAGGATCAACATCCCCGTAATCCATTTCAACATCCGAAGACGCCGATCTTGTCTCTTCTTTTTGTTGCTCTCTATAGATGGCTGCTAACGCTGCGGCGTCTTCGGGTTTCAACACGCTTCGATCAGGATTTTTTTCAAAAAATTCAAATGCTACGTTTCTCGAAATTATACTTGAATTTGATGAATTCCAACTACCGGGGTTAAAACCCGCTATATGTTCCCCTATTTCTAAATCCCTAGCTTGCCTATTCTCATCTTGCACAATAGAGTAGCGTTCGATCCTAGCAGCATCAGTCAGATTGGGATCATATCCCAAAGTTATACTCGATGCTGCTTTGTTTTGGGCTGCGTAATTAAGGGCAGGATTATCCTGCGCAAATCGCCCGAAAGAATCCGCCATAAGACCGGCCCTATCGCCAAAGTCTGACACCGGAAAGTCTATATTACTCGCCTTCGCCATATTTGTCATTTCGCCCATAAAATCAACAGCGCGTGCGGCTTGGTCTGTTTGCATAGCATCATTTACTTGGCCTATAGAACCGGGGGAATTAGGATCAATTCCAAAGCGTTCTGCTATGGCAGAAAAAGAGTTGCGAACTGCGGTCTGCGCTTCCAATTCATCTTCCCAATCCCAGTGCATGTTAATAACAGATGCTTCCTCTATTTCTCTTAAAGAAAGGCTACTAATCTTGCCAGCAGGGTCTAAAGAAGTAAAATCAATCTGTTGATTTCCGTAAGTAGCAACATTACCGGCAACACTTGAAAAATCTATGCTAACAGCATTATCCCCCCCCAAAGAATTAGAAAAACCCGATATTCCTGCAAAATTGTTATTCTCCGCATCTGTTAGTTCTGCATAATTTATTCCCGGCATGGAAAATGAATCTATCATACTCATAGCTCTAGTACTCATATCCTCTCTATAGCCTGATAGGTCCGCAAATGCTTGAGAAGCCCTAAAAGCAGCACCAACTAAAGGAACGCTGCCGAACATAAAACCAAGAAAACCGGGCGTAGCTAACTTGCCAGTTTTACCATCAAAGTTAAAGTTAACAGCACCACCGGGCAGATTAAAAGAGTACAGATCTGGATCTTGGGTTCCATAGTGCATATTCATGCCAAAAGCTTCAAGAGCTTGAGCAGGATTTGTTACCTCAGACCATATGCCCTCTAGATATTCCCCTAGACTATTAATAGAGTTTTTAAATATACCTTCTAAAGAAATACCCCTATTAAGTGCATCTTGGACGGAACCTGCCGTCTTTGCCGCGTTTAACCCCGTGTTTACCGCGCCCAGTGCACTGGACACGTTTGTAATACTAGTTTTAGCTATAGCACCTGCTATGTTGACAGTTTCTTGCACTGCGCGACCTTCTGGCCCTAGTACAGTATTTAAAGCACCTCGGCTCAAATCCATAGCCACACTCTGCCAAGGCGCACCACCTAAGACACTAATAGCCGAGCCTACAAGATTCGAAGCCATATTAGGGTTAGTTAAGTCAGAAGTACCTACAGACCCAGAATTAGTAGGGTTTTCAAAGTCAGAGGCGTTAGTATAATCATCACTAAAACCACCATCAGACCCACTAACGGGATCTCCAAAGAGCGTTTGAAATCCGTTAGACTGTGGCTGTTGTTTTTTTTCAAACTGTGAAGCGGCTGAAGATAGCTCACCCACCATAGAAGAGGCGTCTCCAAGAAAGTTACTTATGCTACCATAATCCATCTCAGTGATTCGAGATGCTGCACTCGCTTTAAAGGCATCCACGCTATTAGAATCAGTAAAGTTTACTTCGTCTAACAAATCACCAAAGAAGTCTTGCATACCCATCTGAGAAGTAGAGGAAGTAATAGAAGAGATATCATTACGTCTCTTCTTTACCCCCAAACCTTCAATATCCAAAGCACTAGAACCGCCACTCACGTCAATGGTGGCGTCAGGAATTTGTTCCATAGTAACAGGTTTTACTGATACTTGTCCTGCTAACGCTTCTTGTAGACTAGTTGCCACTTAATATTTTCCCGGTTTAATTTGGTTTTTTGTGTATTCTTTCTGTTGCGTATTAACTTGCTGCTTAAGGGACAGGAGGTGTTCCACCGTCTGCGCTTTGCCCTGCAGGAGCCTCATCTCTAAGTCCGATTTCTCCACCACCAGCAGGGCTTGATACCGCTCCTTCAGGTCCAGCAGGTAAGCCTCCAGACTGTCCCATGCTGCCGGGTTGTTGATCAGCGGCAGCAGGGTTTTGCATGTTTCCTTGTCCAGCATTTAAACCTCTTAATACTTCTGCAAAAATTTGTGCATCGTTTATGTCATTAACGAGAAGATCAGGATCGATGTCCTGTGCGATAGCTAATTCTCGTACAAGATTAGGAATCTTGATAAAGGGAGCGAGCATTGGGTTAGCAACAGTTTGAAGTAGGGCTGTAAGCCGCTGACTACGAACTTCTTTTTGCATAACCGCTGAAGTTCCCTGTGGTTTAATCTCCAGATCGCCAACTATCTCAGGACGATCATCATTAAACTGCATGTTCCAAAAGAACATACATTCTCCAAGGGGTTTTAAAAGAAAGTCATCAATATTTTTAATAACGGTTTTAATACTAAGATTTGCACCGCCCATTAACATACTAAGACCTGCAGCAGTACGACCAGTACCAGAAACACCTGTTTGACCGTGCATGATGCTAGGCAGTCCCGTCTCTTCATCGGCTAACTGGCGAGCAGCCTGATACATCTGAATGTTTTCATTGGCAGTGCTGGGAAACTTAATAGCATTGATTGCTGTACCCGTAACACCCGATTGACGCCTAAACACTTTACCCGGATAGATGTCATAGTTTTGACCGGGAACAAGAGATGCTTCATCCACATCAAAGACTACATTACCTGCAAGGGCTAAGTTGTCAATAGCCATACGAATGTGACCATTCATAAGAAGCTGTGCATCTTCCATATTCTCAGGAATGCCCACACCAAATAGTTGATAGGGATTAATTTCATATGGCGTAGCAAAGTAAGGTATGCGGTAAGGTACAAAAGGATTTATAACAAGACGTAAAACTTGATTGCCACATATCCAGACGTTTACAGGCACTTCAGTAAGGTCTTCCACGTCTATAGGAAGATTCATTTCCTGCACCAGACTAGGATCAAGAGTACCCCAGTATTCTAATACTTCATAACGATCCGTATCATTAAGCTGTTCTGTATTTTCACTACGAAT